CGCCAAAGAATCTCGTAAAGCGTCCAGCAGGGCCGACGATTGCGGCTCTTCGCACGGCGCTCAGTACGTACAGCGCGTCCACGTACACGACTGCTGCACTTAACGCTATGGCCAAGAACGACATGGTCTACGCCGCGACAGTCTACGGCCTCACCATTGATGAAGACCTGACTACCCCAGCCGAAGACGCACTGTATGCCAAGCAGGCGAGTATCTCGACAACGAAGGTCAAAGAGGTCTGGACGGGCTCCTCTACCATCGCAGGCCTCGTGGCATCGACAGAGCCGCAACGAAACGTCAACGTATTCACGAAGATGCAGCAGGACGCCTACCCGGTCGTCCCCAGCAGCACGACCGTCTTCCAGGGCTTTGACGAGCGCACCACTTGGCTCGCAGAGGGCAACAGCGAACCGGCATCAGGGCTCATCACGGTCAACGGAGGCATTAGCGGGACCAACTCCACGAACTGGCTCACCTCCGGAGATACGACGAAGCTTGTAGCCCTTGCACCGGACATCTGTCGGATCGGAATCGGATCGAACGACTACCAGTCGAACCGTCCCGTTGCGACCTACAAAAGCAATGTCCTCGCGAAGGTCGAGGAGATCCACACCGCGCTCCCAAACTGCATCATCGTGCTCTACCACCAGCATCAGCGGCTCGACGTGGATGGGGTTACCCAAGGGCTCTACCCCTGGGCTCAGTACGGCACAGCGCTCCAGGAGATCGCGACGCTTCACCCTGACTATGTGGTGTTCGTCAACAATGCCACCTCGTGGGCAGCGGCAGGGTTCCCGGGATCCTGGCTCTCTGGGGACAACATTCACTTGAACAATCTTGGACATGCCAAGCTTGCGGAGTTCAACAAGATCTCAGGACTGATTCCTGACTCTGCCACCGTGCCCCCGACGCAGCTTCCTGCAATGGTGGACAACGTTACACTCGCCCCCATCAGTGGGGGTTTGGCCGTCTCGTGGCAGCCTGTCACAGGAGCTACGGGCTACACAATCGAGTATCGAGCCAACTCCACAGGGGGCTATTCGACCGCGGCTGGCACAAACCCAGCCGGGACAAACCTCGCAGGGCTCACTAACGGGACCCCGTATCAGGTGCGCGTTTTCGCCACCAACGGCAACGGCAATGGGCTTCGGTCCGTGTCGAAGGTGGACACTCCCGCAGCGCCTCTTGGCACCACGTATACGTCCGACACGTTCGGCAGGACGGGACTCATTCAAGGGTCGAACACAGATGCTGCTTTGGGTGGCACCTCGATGGCATACGAGGGTACTGGCACCGGATTCGAGGCGAACGGCACGGATGCCGTGGTTGTCACCGCAGCAGCCTTCACGCTTGGCAAGACGATGCCCGGCAAGTACCACGGTATCGAGGTCATTCTCTCCTCGATGCCCACAGGCAACTCGCTGTACATCAACCTCAACCGTACGTCGGTCGCAAGTACCACAGCTCGGTACGTCGCGTATTTCGGCGCTCCGGGTACTGTTACGGTGCAGGAGAACAATGGCGGGACCAGCACAATCGGAGCCTCTGGAACTGTCGGTACAGTGACGGTGGGGGTGCCGTTCGAGCTGAGGCACCGGATCGACCCGAATAATGCGAGCCAGGATCTCATTGAGTTCCTGATCGGTGGAGCAATTGTCTGGTCCTATACAGACACCACACCGCTTACGGCGACGTTCCTTGCGGCAATCTCGGCACTTTCCAGCCTTACCGGGGTAGGCATCGCTTCGGTTCGCTGGATCGACTACACCTAGGGTAGTATTTCCTCAGCTTCATCCAACCAAAACTAGGAGACCCTCCCATGAGCTTCACACAGAAAATCACGCCTAAGGGCACGCCTTACCTGCACTATGTCGAGCGTATCGGCGGAGACGACGTGCAGGCATTCGTGCCGGTTCAGCTCGATCCCAGCGTCTCAGCCGTCTGGCTGTTTCACGGCTACGGCGGCAGCGACGATTCGATCCTTGGTGGATACAACGCGACTGCCCTGTCCCTCGTGGACAACGGCATCATCGCGGTGGCCCCGAATCTCGGCGGGGACAAGTGGTCGAGCCCCACGGCCCAGACCTTCCTCAAGGGCCACCACACCTGGCTGAAGAATGCGCTCACGTCGAAGGGCGTCACGCTCAAGAATGGCGTGGCACTCGGCACCTCGATGGGTGGCAGCATTTCGACGCTGACCTTTGCCAAGAAGATCATCCCCAACATCGTCGGGCTCTACCTCATCAACGCCGTCTTCGACACCTCCGACACCACAGGCTCGTACGGCTCAGGCCTCTACCTGTCGTTCCTGGCAGCGGGAGGACGAACGCAGGACAATCCCTACAACCTTGCAACCTCGCTCTTCGGCGTCGACCCGAACGTGTACATCACGTACGACGATGGCACGACCGGAGACAAGGTTGGTGACCCGGTGGTGATCCCCCGGAACCACACGAAGATCCTGCATTCTCGTCTCGTGAACGCAGGGCAGGCAGACAACACCACGGCACTTCGTCACGACTCCGAGCACAGCATCCCGCCCGGAACCGTCACGAATGTCGTTGCTAAGGTCAAGGCCTGGGTCGCTTGAGCGGCAGGGGCGTTCACCAGGGTAGGATGGCAGACATGTCGAACGTGAATCCTGCACAGGTGGTGGACGCCCCTATCTACTCCCAAGAGCACGGGGAGTTCGTCTCCAGCAAGGCCTTGCGCCTCGCTCAGATCCTCGCGGACTACAACCCGTATCTGGAGCTAGTTTTCATTCCCACGTCGAAGCGAGACGCTACCGATACACATCCGTTTGCGATCAAAGACAACAGCCCGTGGCGTAAGCCCTACATTGTCCGTCATATCACCGAGCGTGAGATGGATGACCCGCAGTCGATTCTTGCTTGGCTCTTCGAAGGGGATCTCTCCAAGAGTGGAATCTCAGACGTGATGGCTCGGGTGCAAGCGAAGGAAGCAGCCGAAAAGCTCCTCAATCTGAAGAGAGAGCAGGAGATCGCAGAGGAACGCCAGGAGCTTGTAGCAGCTCTTGTCGTGGGCGGTCGAGACAAGAAGCACGTTTTCCGCCACAACGGGAAGATCTTTACAGATCGGGGGGCTCGACGTGCCGCTTCGACCATCTACTAAGACTTTCAACGATCTCCTTCAGGAGGTCAAGCGTCTCTTCGGGGACGAGGCTGGGGTTCAGCTCGACAACACCGATATTCAGCGGTGGGCAGATGCTGCACAACAGGAGATTGTCAATCAGAACAAGGCCCTGAAGGCAAAGTCGACCTTGCCTACAGTGATTGGCACTTCGACGTACGATTTCCCTGCTATCAAGATTCAGCAGATCGAGGCGCTGCACTACGACAATATGCGCCTGGAAAATGTGCCCTTCGCTGAAGCAGAGCGCGTCATCATCTCTCAGGACCCAGAGCAGATCCAATCGGGCACCCCGGCTTTCTGGTACGAGTGGGACGGCGAGATCTCCCTCTGGCCTAAGCCTGATGCTGTAAAGGATCTCACGCTCTACTACACGGCTTATCCAGAACCGCTCACCGGAATCACAACCGACTTTCTCGGCGTCCCGGACAAGTTCTACAACGCTATCGTCGACTACGTTCTCTCGAAGTGCTACGAGATGGACGAGGACATGCAGGCTTCTCAGATGGCCGAGGCTCGGTTCCGGGCCGCGCTGGAGAGTCAAATGGAGGATGAGCGTCAGGCTCAGAACATGACCTACCCCGTCATCATTGATACTTGGTCTCAGGGGTACTACTGATGCCCCGAGAGCCTCTTGTCATTGGACCGTTTGCGGGTGGTTTGAACACCTACGACGACCCTACTGCTGTAAAGGATACCGAGCTGGTCGAGGCCCTCAACTGGGACCCGGGCCTGGAGGGGTCTCTCCGATCTCGCCCTCCGTTCCAGAACATCTTCAAGCCCCTCCCCCTCGGTGTCGGCGGTGGTATGAAGTTTCTGGGCTTCTTCTATGGCTCCGCGAGCACGTACCACCTCATCGCAAGCGACGGAATCAGCTCGACGTGGGCATTCAACGGCACCGCCTGGAGCCTTATTACGAGCACCTTCTCGGCCTCAGCCATCGCCCAGTTCGATAACAAGGCATGGCTTACCTCCCCTGTCGGGGAGGTTGATCCTGGCGGGTACTGGACCCCTGGGGGCGGCTTCGTAGCAGATGCCGACATGCCTCGTGGAGATACAATCGTCTCGTTCAAGAGCCGACTCTGGGTATCTCCTGGCAAGGGTAACGCGAACGGCACACGGGTCTACTACTCCAAGGTACTCGGGCAGCCGAACTTTTGGCAGAGCCCGTCCTTCGTGGACGTGGGCCAGGGCGATGGCCAGGAGGTCGTCCTGCTGACGACCTACTACAACACGTTGGTCGCGTTTCGCACGCAGTCGATCTATGCCTTCAGCTTCAACGCGGACCCGGCGCAGGGTTCTGTCGCACTGCTTGTGCCTGGCGTGGGGCTGACTTCGAAAGACTGCCTTATCGCCTATGAGAACTATCTGTACTTCATGTACGACGAGAAGGCCTATGCCTTCATCAACAACAGTGCCCAGCAGATCAACCTCAAGGTACCTTTTACAGCTACCAGCCAGGCCAACATTACGATCCCGTTTTCAGTGTCTCTCTTCAACAACCGAGCGATCTTTCACTACTACGACACGATGTACGTGTACTCGCTTCGCACAAAGACGTGGACACGCTGGAAGAGCCCTGAGCATGGGGCTATCGGGCAGATTATGAGCCCTCAGGGAATCCTCACGGACGAGGCCTACGTCAACTCTTCGGCCCTGGTGTCGACAGTCCCGCCATACCTCACTGAAGGCTTCGAGGCCGGTGTGGGGGGATTCGTCGCAGGCGCTGGTACGACTCAGCTAGCGAGCACTAATACTCCTCGGACAGGGCTCCAGTGCCTCGCGAACTATCGAACAGCGACGGCTGGTGCTGTGCTTTCTACAAGGAGCCTCACAGGGTTGACGGTTGGTGCCATGTACAAGGTATCGATCTGGATGAGGTGCATTGGTGCACCTACAGCCGCGTACGTCGGAATTACGGGCATCGGAGCTTCCCCTACTGTCACCCCAACGACTTCGTATCAGGAACTCACCTACACCTTTACAGCAACTGCAACGACTCACGTGCTGGAGCTTGGGGGTGCTTCCCCGGCTGGGGGAACGACAGACGTTATGCGCTGGGACGACCTGAGCGTAACGGTGGTAAGCACATCGAAGCTCCTCTACATTGAGGAGCAATTCACCAACGCGACGGAGAGTTACACGTGCGAGGTGCAGACGAAGAACTACAACTACCAGCTCAGCTCCAACTTCAAGAGGCTGTTCTGGTGGGGCGTGGATGCCGTCTTCCGCACGCGAATCCGCGGGTGGGCTGTCCCTGTCGTGCATCATGCTCAGGTAACGTGGGGACAGCTTTACAGCCAAGGTGTGACATGGGGGCAGCTTCTCGGAGGCACATGGGGTTCCCCCTTCATCGGTGACCTGTCAGTGAACTCGGACTATAACCTTGAGGGTACGGGTCCGATGCGGAAATTCGTCAAGATGTACAAGTCGATGCGTTTCCGGCAGATCTACTTCAAGGTGATCTTTGACACCGATGGCTCAATTGGAACAGCGCCGGTCAACCTCTTCACGATCACAGCATACGTTGGCACCAAAGAGACGGTCAGTAAGACGGTTAGCTGATAGGATTCGCACATGGCGTACGGCTACAACCCTGTGACGGGCCGCAACTCCTCGACAGTGGGGGGCGGCGGATTCAACCAGCTCTCCGCTGGAGCGAAGCGGTACGGAGCCGGGCGCCGGAACCCCAACCAAGGGGGCACGCAAGACATGACGGGATACGGGGCCCGCGATCTCCGAAACGAAGCTCGAAAGAACGCCCTCCTGCGGTGGGCTGGCGGAAGGAACTAAGATGGCCGTAGCAGATCGCGTTGCAACCGCGAAGAAGAGCGGTGGTAGCAGCTCGTGGGATAACAAGTTCGCCCCTGCTCCTCCGCCTGTGGCAGCAATGGGGCCCAGCTCCCCGGGCTATGGTGTGCTGACTTCTAGCCCGGCTCAGCGACAGGGTGGAGGCAGCGCTCCTCAGGGCGGTGGCGGAGGCGGCGGATCTCAGCCCTTCATCGATTCGACCCCGTTCGGTGGAGGCGGTGGCGGGGCAGTGGCTCCTATGGTCACGGCTCCGAGTGAAGAGGACTACCTTTCTGGTGACTCTGGCTTCCAGACGCAGACTTCGGCTCTGACAGCGGCTCTCCAGCGCTATCTTGCTGATGCAGATCTCCAGCGTTCGAACTACGAGACGGACTATGGCAAGTCGCTTCGTGACCTCGGCTGGGACGACGCTGACGGTGCTGGAGGCAAGCCGGGTCAGTGGAACTGGAATGACCAGCTCACGGCCTCTGGTCGCGGCTACCAGAACCAGCTCAACGACTTCGGGGCTCGGAACATGCTTCAGAGTTCTGGCTATGCAGATGCTTTCAACGAACTCCAGCGGATGCTCGGCCAGCAGCAGGATTCGCTTGCCACGGGCCGGACCACATTCATGACGGATCTGGACAGCCAGATCGCGAACTACAAGGGTGAGAACACGTCCAACCAGCAGAGCGCCCGGGCAGAGGCTCTCGCACGCCGGGCAGCGCAGTACGCCCTGTAAAGGATCGTCGCATGGCCGACAAGAACAACAACGGCATTCCGGACTCCCTGGAGACCAAGAAGCCGCCGAAGAAGGCTCCCACCCAGAATCCCAACGGAAACTCTCCTGAACGGATTCAAGGCGGCGGTCTGCTCTCTGTCGCGCCCCCTTCCTTCACTGCGTGGGATCGAGAGCAGGCGCAGAAAGCAACACCACGCGCTATGGGAGGGACCCCTGTCAGCTATCGGGGCAACTACGGCCCTGCCGGGCTCGGCCTGTCTGCCCCGGCCAAGGGAGCACCCTCTGGTGGAGGGACTCAGGCATGGAACGGGAGCCTGAAGGCTCCGAGCAACGATTGGTGGAATTACCAGAACGGCCAGAATGTAGATGTCGAGAAGATCGGCAGCATGTTCCCTGGCTCTCAAGTAAAGCCCGCCCCTGAGCAGCCGAAGACTCTTGCAGACTACATCCAGCAGGCTATTGCTCTCATCGGGGATCAGGGGCAGCAGGCACTCGTCAGCTACGATCCTCAGCGCTCCACGCTCCGAGGGAACGCCTCAGAGAACGATGCTCGCCTGGAGGCTATGTACCGACAGCTTCGAGGCTCTATCGACGCGGATGCTCCGGTTCTCCAGCAGGGCTACCAGGAGGCTATCGATAGCACAGCCAATCGAGCCCGGGAAGCTCAGACGCAGACGCAGCAGGCATCCGACGCAGCAACGGCACAGAACAATGCAGTGCTGTCGAATCTTGGCATCCAGGAAGCCCAGATTGGCCAGATCCAGCAGGGTCGAGATCTTGGTACCCAGACAGCGGAGAACATCGCAGCGCAGGCCTCAAAGGGGCAGGCAGCCGGGGATCGGCTTTCCTCGAACCAAGCAACTGCCCTGGCTCACAACACGAACATCGGCAATGCCGCGGGCCTGGAGGGCAATCTTCAGCGTGCCGCTAACAACGCCAAACTCCAGGCGCTCCTCGCGGATATCGATATGCAGGAGCAGAGCCAGAACACGAGCATTCGGAATGCGAATTCCCAGAATGGGTTTGCGCAGCAGCTCTCTGTCGCTCAGCAACTTCTTGACTTCGACAGGTACAACCAGGACCGCGAGGACGGTCTTCAACAGAGTGCCGCGGAGCTTGCAGCAGAGTCGTCGGCCAATCAGGCCGAGCAGCTTCCAGATCTCGGTTCGATGCTCCAGGCACTTGGCCAGGACGCTAGCTGGCTGACCCAAGACCCTGGCAGCGCGGCACGTCTTCTGGACGTGCTTCGGAAGCTCGATATCACCCAATAGGGTAGGGTAGGCGCATGGCGTCGTTCATGGACTACTACGAGGACGAGGTAAATAAGCGCCGCTCCTCGACGCCGACGCGCGCTCCGAAGAAGTCTGGGGTTTCCCTATCGTCGCTCAAGCCAGGCGGTGTCAATGAGCCTGAGAAAGAAGCTCCCCAGTCCCCTATCAACTGGATACTGGATATGCTCTCTCGGGGCACGTACGGCATCGGCAACGTCCAGAAGAAGGCAATCGACCAGCAGGCTGTCAGTGCCAAGAAATTCCAGGAAGGGGATGTCCTCGGCGGGGCCGTCGAGTTTGTAAAGGGCATCCCGAATATCAACCCTCTCCTGGGGCCGTTTGCCAATCAGGACTTCAATGAGGCCTTTTTCAATCCGACCAATGATCCTGAGCTGAAGCGTACCAACGCGGACAACCTGGAGTACGCCTCGGATAAGTTCGGGGGGACGCTCACACCCAATACGTACGAAGACACCGAAGACAACGTCAATCCTTGGGTCAAGGGTATTGCGGGTCTGGCTATGGACATCGGTACCGATCCACTTACCTATGTGTCAGGGACGGGACTCCTTAAGGGAGCCCAGGGGATCGGTAAGAGCATCAAGGCCGCTACTGGAGCTGTAAAGGGTGCTCGCGCTGCGAAGCCGGTAGAGGAGGTCGCTGAAATTGCCGAGCGGGTGGCACAGCCCGCGAAGGCCAGCAAGACGGAGGATTTGGTCGACGAGAACCCGTTCGAAGGCGTAACGACACTCGACCCCGGCCCTGCCATCACAGCGACCAAGTCGCCCATCGACGAGATCCTGACGCCACGAGCCCCACGCATCGTGGACGCTCCTGTCGTCAAGCCTGCCCCGACGCAGCAGGCCGCTGAGACAGTTGTGGAGGCTCTTACCAAGGGGCAGACGCTCTCCAAAGCAATTGCGGCTAGCCCGAAGACACCGGGCCTCAAGGCCGAAGTCGAGAACCTCAAGTCAGTCTTCACGCAAGCTGCTGTACCCGCTCCTGTAAAGTCAGCCGAGGAATTCGACCCCCGTGCCTGGGTGAAGGCCAACCCGGATGCTAAGGTCTACGTCAACTTGCCCGGCGATGGCCGAGCGACAAGCCACACGGTGAGCCAGCTCGTGAACATCGCGAAGGCGTTCGCTGGGCAACCACGAGGCATTGCTGCTGGCAAGGCAGTCGGCATGGCAGCTCATCAGGTAGGCCGAGATCTGGCCGAGTCTGCTAAAGCTCCTGTCGATGCCATCGTGGCTGGTGTACAGGCGGTGCACAACCGCATAGCTCAGGGGGGTAACGACCTCCGCAACATCCTCGGTGACGATCTGGTTGACCTACTCGCTACGAAGACCTCGCAGCATGGCATGGCACGTACACTCACCAAGCTGGATTCTATTTTCGATGGTCGGATCAAGGATCTTGACCGATTTGCAGAGAGCAACCCTCGTCTCACTGACGCAGTGTCTCCGATTTTCCGGCAAGAGACCAAGGCTGTAAAGGCAGCTCCGAACACGCCAGAATCTGTGGAGGCCCTCGCTACGCAGCTCACTGAGCTGAGCCCGGTATCGAAGGTGATGGCGTCCGTTTTCCGGGGCGAGAACCTTCCCGGCACTCCTGAGTTCCTTGCCAAGTACGGCAAGATCGCAAAGTCGAATCCGGTAGCCAAGGCAGGAGATGAGACGGCTGATTGGTGGAGGAAGACCAACACCTTCACCCAGATGTCGATTCTCAAGAAGCTGGAGACCTACATCGGGGAGCGCGTGCAGTCCGTCACGGGGACGGGGTTGAAGGGGAATGCCGCTGAGCTGGGTCGTCCCCGTGCGGCTGCACGTCGAGAAGCTATCGAGACGCTTGGAGACGAGATCACCGACAGCATGGAGACCTTCGGAACGCCGCTCCATATCGGTGTCGCTGATGATCTTGTTCGCCTCACCTTCCCAGATGTGTATCGTATGGTCGGTCAGTCTATGGACGAGCTGTTCGGTAGCGCCGACGTAACCAACCTGGCTCTCCATAACTACGGCACCGCGATTGCACCAAGCCGGTTCCTCAATGTCGTCCAGCACGCTATCGTGCACCCTGAATCCACTGTCGACGAGCTTGCGGCCTACATCCGCAAGACGACAGTGGATAGCGCAGGGCCGAACGCAGGCAAGAAACTCGAAAACAACATCATCGGGACGTTCAAGGGCGGGGCCCCAGGTCACGGATTTCATTATCTCGGGCAGTCCTCTGCCGCCGCTAAGAAGCTCTCGAATCTTACGGGAGGTGCGCTGAAGGCTGGCTCCAATGGCGGGCGATTCATCTTCTACAACAAGGGTGGGAACCTGCCCGAAATGCTTGCTCAGGCGATTGCAGCAGCTCGTGGACCTCTGGCAGTCACAGCCGAGGAGAATGCCGCTGCTTGGGCCGCTCGTGGTATCTCAGAGGCACAGCAGCTCACAGGCGGGGAACTTGCAGCACTTCGACGCATTGCCACGAACGAGAGCAAGGCTGCTCAGCGTGAGTTTGCGGCCTCTGTCGCCCGTAGGAAGGACGAAATTGCCAAGCAGGCAGCGGCACAAGCAGCAACCCCTGAAGGGACGCAGGCGGCTGTCCTGGCAACGGAGGCGGCTATTGGTGACGATGTGCTCAATGAGGTTTCGACGGTGGCCGCTCAGGAGCGCCATCTGAAAGAGGGTTCTACTCTCGAAGACGCTGGGGACGCCGCGATGCTTGATCGGTATAACGATGCTGAGAAGGGTGACATTCGCGAACTTCTGAACCAGGGTCACAACGAGGCCTTTCTCGCTACGAAGATCGATCCTGGAATGGCCCCCGAGCAGGCTGTAAAGATTCTGGACATCGGGGAGCTGGCTCACGCCAAGATTCAGTGGGCTACGACAGGGGCGCTGGGCGAGCGTTTGAACAAGATGTTCAACCGGAACTACGGGCTTACAGGAACCAACCGAGACCTCCTTTTGAAGTCTGGCAATGCCGCAGGACGGTTCGTCGCTGACGCGGTCGTAAAGCCGGTACGGGACCTTGCCCGTACCTTCAACCAGGAGACGCTCCAGGGCGCTCTCCGGGCAGTTCAACAGGGAACCAAGATCGACCCCGCCACGCCTCTCGGACAGGCCACAGCGGCTATCGAGGATGTCGTCGGGAAGCTTTTCGACACCGACGTAACACACCAGTCCGCGATGGGCAACATCTTCACTGAGAGCGGTGCCGGGCTGGAGCAGATCAACGCCACACTTCGGTGGGCCTACGGTAGCAATACTGGCATCCAGCTCTACCGCCCGCTTGCCCAGAAGACAGCCAAGGAGGCACTGGGGCCGCGGGCTACCAAGGCTGAGCTAAAGGCTCGGACGGACTTCGAGCTTCGTGAGCAGTGGCGAGCATGGGACTTCGGAGGGGACCCAGCAGACGCTCTCGTGCGTCTCGGACAGGCAGCCGGTCGTGTTGCAGAGCATCGAGCCACAGTGGCGTCCTTCGTAAGCGAGGGAATGAAGAACGGATGGGCTGTAAAGGTTCCTAAGGGTGAGGCTGTCCCTGCGGGCTTTGTAAAGATCGTGGACAGCACAGGGACCAGTTCGTTCAAGGGCATTCTCCCCAAGAACGTCTACATCTCTGAGGCCATTGCCCCTGAGCTTGCTCGACTGGACTTCCTGACGACAGTGTCTCGACAGCTCTCTGGTGAGGTGGGTGACTTCGTTCGCGGCACCCTCGTGCCGATGACGAACACCTGGAAGCAGGGCATGACTATCTACCGTCTCGGCCACCACATCCGAAACGCTATCGGCAACCTGTCCCTTCAGTTCGTAGAGCGCGGCACTCGCAGCATGCATGAGTCGAACCGAGCCGCCTGGCAGCTCATCGCTATGCGGAACAACTTCGAAGGCCTCGATGCCATCGCAGCCCTCCGAGGCATGGGAGACAATGCTGTGCCTCGCAGTGGGGACAAGCTCTTTACGACATCGCGGTACGGTGACTTCAGCAACGAGGAGGTCTGGGCCTACGCCAACAAGGAAGGGCTCCTGCCTACGTATGCAGCCTCCGAGGGGTTGCTTTCCGGTGAAGTCCGCGAGCAGGCGCTTATGTCCCGTATCCTGAAGCCTATCGATGCCGCAAACAACCCTGTCGGTCGTCTCGGTGCGGCCACCTCTCAGAATCTCGATCACTTCCAGCGGCTCCACCACTTCGTACAGATTCTCATGCAGGAGGGCTCGAAGCGTGGAGGTAAGTGGGAGGGGACGGCGCTCTCCCGCGACCAGCTCATCAAGAAGGCTGCTGAAGAGGTGCGGAAGTTGCATCCCGACTCCTCGATGCTGACCGCTACTGAGAACAAGTACATGAAGCTCGCGATCCCGTTCTATACCTGGATGCGTGGCGTTCTCCCGGGTGCATTCGAGTCGGCTATGACGCACCCGGGACGGCTCATGACCTTCCCTAAGGCGAGCTACAACATCGCGGTTGCAGCCGGGCTCAACCCCGACAGCCTGGCTGACCCCTTCCCGGAGGATCAGCTCTTCCCGAGCTTCATCAAGGAGGCCGCTCTAGGCCCACAGTTCCAGATCGGCAGCTCGTACCTTAGGGTCAATCCTGGCATTGCTCACCTCGATCTTGCCCAATCGTTCGGCCCTGAGCCCATCCGTGGTGTGGCAGGCATGGTCAACCCACTTGTCCGGATCCCTGCTGAGCTTCTGTCGGGAGGTTCGTGGGGCACTGGTTCACAGATCAACGACTGGAGCGATTACCTCGACCAGAGCCTTCCTGGGGTCAACTACCTTGCTAACATCTCTGGCGTCTCCCCTACGGGAAGCGTAGAGTCGGTGCTGTCTGGGCAGGGCCTGGATCAGCAAGCTCAGGCTGTAAAGGGAGACAAAACGGATCTCGATAAGTGGCTCTCAGTCGCCAACTGGATTACCGGCTTGGGCGCTCAGAACCTTAGTCGCCCGAACTACATCAACTACGCTGAGATCGAAAAGCGTAACGCGGCATCGGAGAAGTGATGGTCAATTCAGCATCCGCCTCTCTCGCGGAGTTCAAGACGCAGCAGCTTGGCGGGCTCCTGTCGGGTACTAGCTCTGAGGTGGCTCCTACTTCCAGTATGGGCACTCCTGCTTCGATGCTGGAGACTGCTTCAAACCGGATGGCTAGATCGGCCCCCAAAAAGAGTTCCACTGCCTTCATGGACAACATTCGTAAGGGCGGGCAGAGCTACCACCAGACGGTTATGCAGGGTTATGCCCAGAGGCAGGCGCAGCAGCGTCAGCAGGGCGGTGGGAACCCCGTGACTGGCTACCGGCTCCCCAGCGGCGGGACCCCCCAGACAGGGGGCCCCAGAGGTCAGTACGGGCTCACTGTCCCAGCGGGGCAATCGTTCAATCAGCTTCGTGCTGCCTATGCCGCAGCCGGGATGGGGAGCCTGTCGCTGAATAGCGGTGGCCGTACCTATGCTGAGCAGCAGAAACTTTACAACGCCTACCTTCAGGGTCGAGGAAATAGAGCGGCCAAGCCAGGCTCTTCGCTCCATGAGTCGGGCATTGCAGCCGACTTCGGCGGTCCGGTCTACAACACTAACATGGCGGCTGCAATGGCGACCAAGCAGCACACCTGGCTTCGCCAGAATGCCGCTCAGTTCAAGTGGTATTGGGTAGGCAAGAACTACGGAGAGTCATGGCACTGGGAATATCATCCTGAGTGGAATTGAGTTCCTTTACAGACCGGGCCTGAGGAGACCAGCCCCAACTGGAGAAGGCCCTAGCGAGGGATCTCACCCGCTAGGGCCTTCATTCACGAGATTGGAGTATCGTGTGGCTGTAGAATATCAGACTTGTGCAGGGGGCGCTACTGTGCTCGGGAGGTCGTAGGTCGCTTCGAAGATGTCCGGCTTGCAGGGATAGAACTCTCCCTTGACCCCCTGGATGATGTAGTAACCCGGGAACGCGCTCATAATACCTTCGAGCGTGTAGACGTGCAGCGCGTTCGTTCCAACCGGTTTTAAGTTCATGTGACGAGCAAGCCCACCAAGCTCCAATATCGCGTTGATGATGGCTGTAGCGCCCTCAGTGGTGCCATCCCACTTCATATATCCAACTTCAACAGGCTTCTTCACGGCCCGACGGCCAAAGGTACTCATGATACTTTCTTTCCGAGCGCCCAGTGCTTCTCGCACCACCAGCGCCCATCGCTTGATTTGCGGAATCCAGCACGCACGATGGCACTCTCGATCACAAGATCATCGACGAGCCCCCCGAAGACGATCTGATGATGGTTGTGTGAGGGGCCAGCACAGAAGACGCGTACATCCGTCGTCACCACATGCCCACCGGCGATTAGCTGGGCGCTCATGATGTTTCCTTTCCGAGCCCGGCGGATAGAGCGGCGCGAGCATCGGATAGATATGCGGCCTGAACACTGTCCACCTCTCGATCCCAGGGCGATCCGTCGGTTTGCTCGGCGTGGAATGCCCGCGCCGCTTTCTCTACGGTCTCGTCGGACAGGAGGTACTCGGAGAGCCACTTGACGCCCGCGATGAACAACCATTCCGAGCGCCCTCGATCCTCGGTGTACATCGTGATGCGCTCCGCTTCGGCTCGCGCGGCCTGCTTGATGTCGGTCATCATGATGCCTCCAAAGTATTATTCGTGTGGATTGTGGCTTTCAGCCCGACTGGCTTCAAGACGCCCTTCTCTATGAGGTAGTGGTGCCCATGCAGGAATGCGGCATCCTGATGCGGGAGATGCGTCAGCCGGTCTACGTACCCAGCGTGGAGCTTCGCCACGGGGAGTATCGTGTTGGGCTGGCGAGTGAACGGGACGCCTGCCTGTGTCGCGAGAATCTCTACCGCCCCTATGACCTCACTGGTGCCGTTGGTCTGACCCCCGCGGCTCTTCGGATTGTTGATGAAGTTCTCGATTACCACCTCATGAATCTCCATTGGCCTGTTTCGAATAAACAAAAGCCCGCGATGAGTTGGCGGATGAAACAGATCGACACGCAACCTAGCGCACAAACCTTCCCAGGTCATCTCCCCGCGTCCGTACTCCGAACCGTTGCTCCGAAACACGGCCCACCCGATGGATGCCTTTACAGCACGACCTGGGTCTATAGCTAAGAGAGTCATTGCTGGCTCCCGTTCGGATAGATACGGATGTCACTCATCGGCATCCGTCCTTCCGCGTCCTTCCGCGTGCTTCGCCAATTTCTCCCGGTAACGGTCGGCGTCGTTCGTGGCAGCCCTCGCGAACGCTTCACCGATCAGGCTCGCCAGCATGCCACCGCCCGGCCCCTCAGCCCAACCCGTCATGCGCCACTCCCAACCTTGATTGTTCCCTTGATCATGATGTGATCCTCTCCTTCTTCATGACGTAATCCTTCTCTCGATCTCTGTGATCTCCAATCTCTAGTACCCTAAAAGCCTATCAGCCCCAGACCGTTACGTCTACCGCGAATTTCACAGGAAACAGTGGTTCCTCGCTGTCAGGAGCGCAAATGCTGTTGACGCCTTCCATCATCTCTTGGATCTTGAGCCTGTAAAGGTCAACAAGCTTCTCCTTCACCTCGAAGGCAAGTGCATCATGCACTTGGATCAACACGCGACAGTCGGGATTGTCCAGGTTCTCCATGACGTACACCCAAACACGCTCAACAACGTCGGCAGCACCTCCTTGGAGGAGCGCGTTGAACGCCTTGTAGCTATCCTCTGCACTTCGGAAGTGACGTACTCGCCGGGACCAGAGTCGAAGCTTCTTGGTCTCCTTGACCTTCTCTCGGAACATCTGGTCGACACGGCGGAACCGAGGGTACCGCCTGTAGAACTTCTCACGAAGCTCCTTGGCTTGCTTCAACGTAACGTTGAAGATGTATGCAATTCGAGCATCCCCGCCGCCATACTGTGTTGCGTAGACAAAGCTCTTGGTTTTTGCTCGCTCCCAGCCAAGCTCTGCGGCCATCTCGGTGAAGATGTCTCGACCTTCGAGAAAGATCTGCATGAGTTCGGGCTCTTGACAATACGCAACCGCGAGACGAAGCTCAAGCTGGCTGTAGTCCGCCGACAGGAGCACATATCCAGGACGGGCAACGAAGCACTTCTTGATCCTGTCGTTCCAGAGGTCTTTTCCCTCCTTCGAGATCTGCTGGAGGTTGGGCTCCCGGCTCGACAGACGACCTGTGGAGGTTACGTGGGTGGTGTAGCTGGTGCGGAGCCGCCCATCGGGCGAGATCCGCTCCTGGTAGGGCCTCAGGAGGAGTCCCATAGCTGTTGTCCAGCCGCGCCAAGCCCGAACATTTGCGATCCACTGTCGCTCTTCTAAGGACCCACCTTCTCGGTTTGCCAAGATGAGGTCATACTCCTCTAGAACAGCCTTTGTGAAACTCGGCTTCTTCTTCTCGGGGTCCTTGGTCTTGCCTCCGTCTGTGAGCTTTAGTACGGGGAGCCCGAGGATCTCCAAGAAGATCTTGGGAGCGTCTACGACAGAGGAGGGATTCAGCCCATCCATTGCTTCAAGAAGAGCAGCTTTGGCAGCAACACCTTCGGCCTCTAGCTCGACACATAGGTTGAGGTTGACTTCAATGCCTCGACGCTTCATTTCTGTGAGCACCCGGATGAGTTTTTGTTTGTGGGTCCAGTAGTCTGCTGGCTGCTCCAGCCAAGCGGCGTGATGGATAAGCACCTCCCACACCTCGTAGGTGGCCTCAGTGTCCCTACAGGCGTAGTCCCAGATCATCTCTGGAGTGGTGTGTGGCCAACCGTTTTTCTTCTGCCAGGCAAGGCTAGTGCGGAGCCGTGGCTTCTTCTTGCCTTCGTCGTAGCGGGCGTACTCCCATTCTGTGATCTTGGCATGGTCCCCCTTTACATAGACTCTGTAAAGGGAGTCCAGGTCCTTCATGAAGGGGTAGTCCTCGCGGATCGCATTGGCCATCGTGGCTATGTCGTAGAACGGCATCTCGTCGACTCGGATGCCGATTGTCTCCAGCGCGAGCATGTCGAATTGGACGTTGATGTAGATAAGTGGACGGCCCTGACGGAGCACATAGCGGAGCTTTTTGAGCAACTCTGGCTGGTTGATGCCGACTGCATGATGGAACGGGATGTAGGCGCTCACCAGCTTGCTCTTGATGCGAGTGCTGAGGCTTACGCCGATAGCGATGGCACGCCCATCGTCAACCCTCAGGCCCATCGTGGGGTCGTCTACTCCCGCGGTCTCTGTGTCGACAGCAAGAGGCTGCTCTGGGTGCTCGTAGAGCCATTGGAGAAAGTCAGAGGCCGAGACTCGGGTTGTCGTCATCGTCTCCCCTCTCGGTGAACTTCGTAATGAGATCGTCTGCGATATCGAAGTGCAACTTGTTGTTTCTGACTACCTTTACAGGCTCAGGGATAGCAGAGTATCGACTCTTCAGCATGCTCATGGTGATCGTGCCTTCCTCAGCATCATTGCCGATGACCTCCAAGTTGAGCACAAAGTCGACGGCTGCTGTGATGTAGAACGAGCCGTACACGTCACTGAGAGAGTCAGGCTGCTTTCGGCTGGCTGCGTCGTTTGCCTTCTTTCGGTGGTGGTGAATGATGATGAGACCAAAGTCGTACTCATTGCGAGCCCGCTGGAGGAACTCGAACGCGGCCTTCATCTCGGTATCGCTGGTCAATTCGGCACTTGCCATATGGCTGAGCGAGTCGATGATGACGACCTTGGGCCTGATGCGCTCTAACAGAGCTTCAAGGTATGCCTGTCCACTCTCTTGATCTAGCGGAAGCATCTCTCCTTTGGCATACACGGCAAGCTTGCGTTGATCGAGATCGGGGTATCGTTCGAAGACCGGCTTGGCAATATGTGGGAGTTGGTATTTGTTCATCTCCAAGCTAAGGAAGAGTACTTGGCTGCCTGTGCCGTCGATTGATCGGCCAAGAAATTCTTTACGTCCGCTAGCGATATCAGCGGAGAGCTGGAATCCGAGTTGAGTTTTCCCTACACCAGGACGACCTGTAAAGAGGCCTAGCCCTCTCGGCGTGAGGAGATCTTCAACGATCCAATCCTCGATGCCTTTCAGGCTAGCAAGCTCTTGAATTGAGAAAAGCACTTGGTCATCGTCAGGATCTTCTACCTTTTTGACTACGCCAAGAGCCTTCGCTAGATCAACCAGCTCACTCTCGGCGGTGTACCCTACTTTCGCCCGAGCCCGGTTGATGAGATCTACAAGGATCTTCTGACGGGCTCTCTCGGTGCGATTCGTGTATTTCTGCCAGCGGTCATCTGCGTCGATCAAGACGGCCATAATCTGGCCATCAGCCCAGCCGTGCTCGGCACCCTCGTAGGCGAGTCGCTGGAGGGCTCCTGAGCGATCTCTGCCTGCGTGCTGCATCTCCTCCCCGGTGGCCCGGAACAGCTCCAGCAGTTCCTTGTCCCACTTGGCCTCTGCCAGCACCTCCTCGATGTCAGGAAGCTCATTGAGCGCGAGTGAGGTTCGGATAGCTTCCTTGGGCACGGGGACGGTTGAGAAGTCGCTGTGCTCGTAGATCCTATCGAGACGGTTGTGCAGTAGCTTCACCGGGATTGGCTTGCCTTTGCGGTGGACGCTGTGCGGCGGACGAAGAAACTGATTAGCATCCCACCCCGACAGGTCTGCACCGAGAGCATAGGCAAGGGATCTGTTCAGCTCTTCGAGCTGCTTGCGCTCGGTGAACTCAACCAGCGCCCAGTAGACGTGCCTTTTGGTCGGGATGGAGCTTTGGATTTCGATGCTCGGCAATGGCGCTATATCAATGGGCCACGGAGTAGGGAAGTTTCCGTCAAACTCTGCCCAGGCGTACCAGGAGCCCAGCACACCCTCTTGTGTCGGCTGCCGATCCTTGAACAGCGCGGGGGAGTAGAACACCTCAGCAGTCTCATCAGCGGCCCATTTTAGGACGTGAGCAACGAGCTGTTCCTTTTTTGCAGGCCAGGGGATCATGAACTTGCGGAAGCCGTTCATTCCCTTTACAGGGGCATACACTAGACCCTCTGTGTCCTGGTAGAGCTGCTCGAAGTAGTCAAGTAGCTCTGTGCGAGCAGTCACTCGGTGTCACCCCAGTGGAGCATGTGGAGAGTGTGCTCGACACTGGCCCGTACCAAAGCCTCTTCAACAAGGGGCTGCCACTCCTCTGTCTCGCGTCGGATGAGGGTGACTGATGGCTCAACCTCCAGCCCGAAGATGCTGATCTCATCGATTCGGACACACTCCAGGCCAAGACGCTGGAAGTCCGAAACGAGCTGGAGTAGATCTGGGATACCGTCGATGTCGAGGTCTTGCCTTTGTGACCACAAGTACCCTATGATGTTGGATGTAGGCATGTAAAGGTCTCCTCCTGTTTAGCCTCACGCGAACAGAAGGCCCTCACCCCTCGTGGGAATGAGGGCCTTCTGTCATGATCCCTGTTCGGCGTTAGACGAACGGGTTGTCTTCGTCGCCTTCGTCCTCGGCCACGGGAGCCGCTGCCGTACGCCGAGGTCGTCGAGCGGGTGCAGCGGGAGCGGGCTCCTCTGCCTTGGCACGCTCTGCCTGACGGGCGGCAACGCGCCTCTTGGCCGCAGCGTCCGCAGCCTTGGTGTCGACTACCGGCTCCGGTGCTTTCTCGATCTCGCCGTCAGCATCCGAAACAACCACCTTCGTGACGTTCTGGTAGGCGTTACCTGCGTTCTTGCCCCTGCCCTGTTTTGTGGCGATTGTGAGTGCTCCGGAGATGCCTTCCAGGTCTTCTGGCTCGATGTCGTTCAGCTCCGACGCCTGGAAGCCGAGATCTTGGAGCCGACGCTTCAGGAAGCTCAGCCCAGTCACGGCACGTGGCGCAGTAGGGTCACCACCCACTGCAATCGTGAACCACTCCCAGTAGACGCCGTTCTCATCGAAGTCATACTTGATGATGAAGTTCGTGTTATCCGGATGCGTCTTGGTGCCATTCTGCGTAAGTGCCTCGGAGATTACGAAATCGTACGTGCCGTCGTCGAAGGTGAATCCACCCGCTTCCTTGACCTCATCCATGTCGATGTCAAAGTCATCGAAAAGTCCCATAGTCTCTGTCCTATCTGTGCTTGGTATTCTGTACCTGTAAAGAGAGCCTTGTGGCTCTCGTGGAGGGGAGGGAATCGAACCCTACCAGCCGCCGCCCCGGTCAACAACCTTGGCCTCCGTGCTGCTGCTAAACTTCGCCGTCCACGACTTCGAAGTCATCGTCTTCAACTTTGTCCTCAGTCTCGTCTGCCACTACCTGAGCCTCTGGTGTAACCTCAGCCTCTACGATGCCACCTCCGAGCACCCAGTCTGCTATCAGCTTCACCAGCTCAATCGAGTCGAGCTTGATCTCGTTAGTGTTGCTCAGACGACTCTTAGCATCCACGTACCGAGACGGCTGGATCTGCACCTCCGTGACGTGCTTCTGCTGCTTGGTTTTCAGATCACGAATGGTCCGACTCTCAAAGCGACCCACAAGATGCGACAGGTGCCCAATACCTGCTGAGAGCTTTGTCCCGAGGAGTGGCTCGTACCTGTCGGGGCCACCTTTCTCGTTCTTCAGTGGTCGGGCCTGGTCGTGTGTGGTGATGATAACGTGCAGACCCTCGGTGTTGTAGAAGTTCTTAACTGTCTTCAGCATGGCCTGCTGTGGGGGTCCGTACCACGTCCAGTCGATCTCAGGAAGCTCATCTTCTGCCGGATTGAGGTTCGCCTTCTCGAAAGCGTAGTTGTGCAGGGTGTCCTGCCACCACGAGTCGAAGTCGTCTAGCACTAGCACTGTAAAGGCCTCGTAACCCTTAGCGCGAACTCGGAGTGCCTTGGAAAGCTGGTATAGCTCTCTGGGGTCAGGCATGCGAAGGTGACTGGTGTTGCGCTTGAGCAGGGGGAATCTCTCTACACCCGCGAAGCCGGTGCCGCTCGCGGCGAAGAGAATTTGTCCGTCCCCTCGGAGCTTCTGGGCAAGGTACTGCGCTGTCGTGCTCTTGTGGACGCCCTTACCTCCGTAGAAGAGGCCGAAGAACTCCTCGACAATGTCTTGGTGCTCGGCATCCGTCATGCGGGCAAGCAGCTTGGCGGCTGTTGCTACGGGCTGTGCGTTTACCATCGAATCTCCTTTGCTCTGTGCCTCTGTGCTTGCTTCTAGGGTAGCAGACGCTTATCCATCATGCTCTACCTCCAATGTAATCGGGATCTTGTCCCGCTTCTTCTTGGGCTCATACATCACTCGAAGAAGGACGGCAGTGTTGCCACCTCGAAGTTCCTCGACACACAGGTCCTTGAAGTCGCAGAGGCGTGTGCAGATCTCCTTGTTATTGACTCGCAACGCCTTTTGCTCTCGCTCTTCCGGCGACAGGGAGTCCAATTCATGCAGCTCGACAGAGGCTGTGACTTGCTCCTCGAACGCCTGCCGTACACGGGCACCCTTGATGTCGAACGTCAACATCCTTGTCCACTCGGCTAGTGGCCGTCCAGCCTTTGTGTCAGGCCTGGTGCGAAGCATGTTGTAGATGCCATAGTTACCAATTTTGTATCCGAGAGCGCGGAGCCCGCCGATGTACTTCGGTATCTGCTGAAGGAAGTCGGTGTCCTCGTGGCTGTAAAGGTCATAGACATTCTTGTTGTCTACAACGACCATGTAGCCATCTGGATCTTTGACAATGAGATCCACGACGAAGGGGTAGCTGCTGTGCGACTCAGGGTCCCACTCCAGTCGAAACTCTTTCTCGACTGCCATGATGAGATACTGACCCTCGGCATCTGGATTCCAATCATTGTCGATGAATGGCTCACGCTGGAGGTACTTCTCGATGATGAGCCGCAGGGGGGCCCGCTTAGCCGAGTCCTCGAATCCCTCGGCATAGATCGCGTCGACTTCTGATAGAGCTGCCTTTACAGCACCGGGGTAGGCTGCCTTCTGCTTGGCATAGCTCATTCCAGCTTTAAGCACTGTGCTGTAAAGAGCTGCCAGTACCCGATGCCCTGCCGTACCTAGTCCGAGAGCCGTGCTTGCCTCAACCCGTGCCAGCTTGCGCCCGTAGGAGTACCACTCCTGTCGACGACAGCGGAGGTAGGCCTCGACCCGACTGTGGCTAACTGCCAGCTCGTCCTCGTGGGTGCAATCGCAGAGAGTTCCCTGGCACTGATCATGCTTGTCGTACCCGCACTCAGGGCACTTAAGTCCTTCTGTCAACGAGACCCACCTCGACCCAGTGTGCTCGGGTGTGGCTTCTTGGTATATGCAAGGTAGGCCGCATTGCGCTCCACGGTAGACACGCAGGTATAGCTACCTTCGCATTTAAAGTCAAGATCTCTATGTATGAACTCCCATACGTGTTCGGCATCGGCATGTCGCTGTAGTGGTGATACCTTCACTTGGCCACCCCCAGCGGCTGCCCATGTTTGATATAGCACGAGGTGCACCAGAAGTGTCCGTTGCTGGGGTTGTACGTGCCCTCGTTGCGACGGACGAACTGTGATGCGTGGCGAAGCCCCTCGTCCTCGGCTGCTGTGACGTACTCAGAGATCTCGTCAGGAGTCCGCCCACAGCCGTTGCATCGAGCAAGGATCTTGGGGACCCACGGAACACGAACAGCAGTGTATCCCCGGGCATAAGAAGCCTCAAGATAGCCTGACTCAACGATCCCAGCGTTGACGAAAGCCTCCACAAGAGAGAAGTACGCCTCAGTGTCCAACTCCTTATCGATGAAGAGGTGAAAATGCCCCTCTGTCGAACTTGGAAGAATCTTTACAGGCATATCGATGTCGAGGAGCACCTTATGGTATCCGTAGTGCTCAGAGGTGATGATATTGGCCTCTTCGAGATCGGATACCGGAACGATCTCCTCATCAACTTCTGTGTAGTTGTTCCATTGAGCTACACGGCGAAGCTGCTGTCCAGGGAACGGGTGCTCGTGATTCATGAGTAACTCACCTCGCTACGCTTGCCATTGGAGAGAAGACGCCGGGCCTTGCGAGTCTGCTTCCTTTTGCGAATCACAAAGCTGCGGCGGTTGCGGGTCTTTGCCCGATGGGTAGGCCAGACAGGAGCAGCCATCAGTCAACCTCCTTCAGCGGAGCGAGAAGCGCTGAGAAGATACGGGCCTGGCCAATCGTCTCCTCTACGTCTTGTGCTGCTCTGTGAGGGGTTGTGTTGAGAGCCTTGTCCCAAGAAATTTCCTGGGAAGTGAGGAAGAGTTTCATCGAACTCAGATCGAGCAGTCGGTGGTGCATCTGGAAGCCATAATTATTGCTGTTGATGACATCATTGAACATAGACTGCTCCAAGAATGAGCGGTCAAAGCTCACACTGAGCCCGGCAAAATGGATTGGCAACAGCTCGTCGTTGAAGTCGTAGCTTGCGTCGCACACGTCGCCTACGAATGAGGACAGGATAGCTCCCTCTGAGTAAGCCGCACGTGTCATAAGCTCAGCCGCAAGCCCAGACGCTGCATGCATGTTACGGACATCCTCATTAGACTTGATCTGAGCGAAGACATCACCCCAGTTGGTCCCGTGGTCTACGATAAAGTTTCTCAGCGGAGTGACGGGCTTGAACTTTTCGTCAGTGATTTGCCAAGCGATTTCCAGGAGGTAATCGCTACTGGGGTCTAGTCCGGTTGTCTCAACATCTATGAACGCGAAAAGGGTCATGAAGTCTCCAATCTCAGAGGAACGGCGACGATTCCGGAAACGGGTTCTCGTCTGAATCTAGGGTAGCAGATGCCGCTGCCAGAGGCAAGGCTTTGCGCGCTGTCACGAGCGGCTCAAAGGGGAACCGTTCTTGCCTTTCAGATGGCTTGAGGTCCCACCATGTCTCCGCGATCTCATACTCTTCGTCTGTAAAGGTAGTGTCGCGGTCGTGAAAGTAGTAGGCCTCGACAGGGAGAAAGGGCTGATCCGCTTTGTCGGGGCGTCCCTCAGGGCTGTAGAAGGGGTCGTTGAGCGCATGCCATCGTGTATGGCACACAGTGCAGATCCCGTGAAGGTTGACTTCGGGCGTGTTGTTGAGAACGTTCTTGTCTGGCCCGTGATGCCGGTGACCTACCTCGTCCGCCCCCAGAAGTCTTGCCGCCTCTGTCGACTTTACGTCCGCGATGACGTTGCCCTGGCATCCGAGGATGGGGATGACGCCTCCACCCGCGAACTTCAGCATCGCCCAGGCACATACCTGGCCCTCAAAAAAGGGCATGATTGCTGCTGCTCGTTTGCGTCCTGTGCTCTTTACATCAGTTACCTGATTGGGGTCGAGCAGAGGTCTGCCTGCCTGCCCCTTATCCTTGGGCACTTCGCTGAGTTGCTTGAACGTGAATGCCACAGCACAGGGGATGATCCAGATTTGGTCTTCATCTGATGCGTACTCGGGGTTGAGACACTCCTCAAAGAGCCCAGCGGCACAAGCTGGGCACATATGAGTAGCGAAGTCAGACATTGCTCAACTTCTCGATTTGGCTGCATACGTACATGTCGTGGTGACACTCGTCGCAGAGGTCTCGATTGAACTCAGGGCTGAAGACCACGGATTCCGAGGTCTTATGGCATGAACTGCATTGACTGTGCGTAATAGGCATAGCTCCTCCATTAACTCTCGTTGTTGCCTGTCGTCGGGGTTTGTAAAGATCACAGTTCGAGTGCCAGCTCAATCGTCTGGCTGAGAGTGAGGTGCAACACCGCAGCCTCCTCCTTGAGTTGAGCTACCAGCCCCTTGGGCAGTCGCAGGGTCACGTCTTCGTATTCAGTAGCCATCAGCTTGTCTCCAATCGGTATCGTTGCATCTTTACAGCTCCCCCTTTTTTATGGCTTCGGACATGAGCTGGATCTGCTTCTCAGCCCCCATTGCCTGTCCGAGCCGGTTTACCATACGCTCTTTCATTTGGATGAGGTTAGCCATCCACACATCTACGCCAGGCGCTCGATAGACAAACACGTCCGTTTCGAGATCCTGCCCGATGCGATGATTCCGAGCGTACGCCTGATCACGCTTCCCGGCATTCCATTCTTCGTCGAGGATATGCGTCACCTCGGCGGCGGTAAGGTTTAGTCCAGCGCCACCAGTCTTGTAGTGCACAAGCACGAGATCCCATTTGGCTGGTTCATTCTTGGCCTTGTAGAAGTTGTTCTTGATCTCCTCGCGGCGATCTTTCGATGTCGTTCCATCAAACCGAGCAACTCGAAGTCCTGCCTTCTGAGCCCGCTGCTCAAACTCTGCCAGAGCTGTCTGAAACTGGCTGAAGACAATCTGTCGCTTACCCTGTTTGTGCTGCTCCAGGATGCGATGCAGCATGGCATCCATTTTCGCGGATTCCTGTACCTCCTGGCCGACAGAGAAAACCACCTCACCTGTTTGCAGGTCCCTAATCTCGATGCCTCCGGGCCAGACATTTGCCTGACGCTTGCGCAGGATAATCGCAATCATGTGCATGAGAGTGGTGGACTCACCTGTCGAGAGCATGATGGCGGCGTGCTTGCTCACCTGTTCGATTGTGCGAGCCTGAAGGGGGTAGACCTTCGGGTCTATCTCTACACGCTCGATGTGCACTCGCTGCTTGGGTAGGTAGATGCCTACCTCTTCGAGCGTACGAGTTTGGTAACGGTTCTTGAGGAGAGGGCTGAGCTTTTCCAGGCCCTTGCGGCTGAAGACGTGTCGATTCACGCTGTAATCGGGGTGAGTGAACTGAGTCTTGAACCAGCTTTCGCTCGGAAAAGAGATCGGGTCGATGAGGTGAAAGATGCTGTAAAGATCGACCGGAGTGTTTAAGATCGGAGTGCCTGTCATTTCCAGGAGATTCTTTACAGACTTCGTGCTGAGGAACATCTTCTTGGCATCCTTGAGGCGGGAATCGCCTTTGAGCGAGGATACCTCTCGATTCCAGCCTGTGGAGGTCTTGAAGGGGTTCGTCCATCCACAGAAGCCACAGGGTCGTTCTAGCCCGTAGATCAGACTATTGCACGATGGGCATGTGTTGTTAGCGAATACTATTTTCTCGACATGCTTGTAGTTGCTCGTCTTGATGTTTTTCATGTTGTGCGCCTCATCAACGATGACAGTGTCGGCACGCCACAGGAGAAGCTTTGCAAGGGCGTCGTCGTCGCGACGAAACATCTCGTAGTTGATGACAGCAACACCCTCTGGCATCTTCAGGAGCTTGTTTAGACGTTCGTGTCTGGTGGCCTTAGCGAGCCCAGCGAGATTGATAATCGTTCTGTGAGGAGCAAGCTCCATGATCTCTCCCGTGAACTGGGCACAGACATTTGCCTCAGCAACCAGAATGACACGGCGGGCTTCAATGAGATCCAGCCATGCAATAGAGGTCCGCGTTTTGCCTGCTCCTGGCTCGTCACCGAGGAACCAGCGCTCAGCTACAGCCCCGTAGCATGCGCCCGACCATTGATGAGGGAAGATACCTTCGTACCACTCTCTACCTTGAGCCAGGCCTCGAAAATGCTCTTCGAGCTGAGCACGACGAGTGAGTAGTCGCTGCTCGCGAGCGTTTGCATCTGCCGCGAGAGCTTCCCGCTCTGCCGGGACCGCATGAGACACTCCATTCAACGGTACCCCCCTCCTTACCTAGGCGTTTCGGATGATGTCTTCGAGCTGGTCGATCCGCAAGGTAACGTACTCGGGGTTGAATTCGTTGACCTGAATGGCAGAGTTAGCCCCGAAGAGGGCCTCAACCCGCTTGCGGGTGGCAGCGTGCTTGGCATTCCGAGCCTCACGGCGCTCTTGAAATTCGATTAGTTCAGCATTGTGCTTGGCTTCTTTCATGGCATGACGCTTAGCCACTCCGGCGTGGATGCCACACATATTGTCGCTCTTTACAGCACGGCCACAGATGAACTTATCGAAACCGTTCCAGTAGGTCTCGCGGCAGACCTTCGTAAGTCGCTCGACCGGGATAGCCGTGGTTTCGATCTCCTCTTTTATGCCGGAGCGAGAGCGGCTGATCTGGTACACGTCCGCGGTCTGAGTGTTCTTATGGATGGTGGCGATGCAGAAGATCGTGCCATAGCTCTTCTTGACATAGTCGATCTTTACAAAGTCGCCTTCTTTGAGGTTGGGCATCAGCTCTCCTCCAGTTCCATCTCGTTGCCCCACGGGTCGCGGGGGAATCCGTAGTCTTCGATCTTGCCCGCCGTCATGCGGACGAAGAAGTCGGGGTCCTCGGGGCTGACGACCTTCAGCATGTAAGTTTTCTGAGTCTGCGGGCGCTCGGTGGGCCGAATTGCACTGTGCGGGTAGGTGCCGAGTTTCTCAGCGATCTCCTCCAGCTCGGCTTTCAGCTCGTCAGTGATGGTCTCGGGCGTGGCGATTGTCCATTTCGGTGTGAATCCCAGCTCACGAGCGATCTTGATGAACCCCGTCTTGTGGCCACTCTTACCGTCGTCGATAGCGTGCACCAGCTCGTGAGCCATAACTACAAGAGCTTTCAGCGGGTCAGCCACGACAGGGCTGACGAAGATCTGTGCAATCTTGTCTTCGGTGGATGACGTAGCGAAGCACTGCCCGATGACGTTGGCTTTCTTGCCTCGCCCACCCGGCCAGCCCACAGAGACGCGGACCTTAGGCACCTCCTTGACCTCAGGGAGCCTGACAAAGAGCTTGGTCAGCTCCTTGACTGCCGCTTCCAACCACTGCTCGCGCGTCTTGTGCTTCGGCTTGTCGTGCTTCTCCTCGATGATACTGAGATCGATCAGCCTGATGTCTTCGATGCTCACGAGCACGTCACTCTTGTCTGCCACGAGAGCCCAGCGCTTCGCTAGGCGATCAAGCCTGTACACGCGCTCAATCTCAGTGCCGACGACCAGGCCCACGGCCTCGGTGTCCGTGACGCTGAGGATCTCGATGACCGTGCTCCGGCGCTTGTCCTTGTCCTGCCAAACCTGGCCGACCGTAATGTCACGCATGAGATCTCCAATCTCGAAGGTGTATGTCTTTAAAGCTAGTCTAGGGTACTAACCCTTACGGCGCAAGCCCAATCTGCTCTCTCCAGTCCGGGCCATCCTTTACAGACTTGAGAGCAACGATTGCACCCAAGATGGATGCGGCCTCAACCTCCAGATGCCGGATAGCGGTCTGGAGGTTCAGGGCAGCTAGGTCAATTGCGGCCACCTCCTGGCCGAGCTTACTCCGACCCTCTTGCCACTTGGGGCCCAGCTCTTTTACCGGGATTGAGAGCGGCTCAACGATGTGCTGGACGATGACCTCTGGTGCGGCTTCCGGCACCGCGGCAACGTCCGAGAATGCCGACAGGAGCAACGTGTATACGGCGGGCCAGGCCTGTCGGTGGACTTGAGCCCTGTTGATGCACGTATACACCGTGGCACGGCTCAGGCCTGTTTCTTCTGCAACGGCCCGGATGGTCTTGGGCTCTCGGGCTAGCGATGCCTCAACCTCGCGTTGTGTGTGCGCCCAGCGAGGCAGTGTCACTTGGAGCCTCGATACACCGGGCGCAGTTCGGGGGAGACCACGTTTCCAAGTCGAAGTACTCGCGTGCGGAGCTTTCTGTATGTCCAGTTCGGATCACGCTTTCTCTCTACGAATTGGTCACATTTCCAGCACATCGTCGGGGTCCTCCTTGAGCAGTGAGCGAAGATAAGATGCCTCGCGTTCCATTCGAGATCTTGATGCCAGAGCATCATAGTGCCCTGCTGCGGCACCCGCTAGGAAGGTGCCAGCAGCAAGAGCGATTGCGAGCCAGAAGTCCATCACAAGTCTCGAATGTTGATTCTGTGCGAGATCTTCTGGTAGGCGACAAGGTCGACAGGGGAGAAATGTTTCTTGAATTCTGCCGTATCGAGCTTAAGCGTGTAGTAGTCCGGGTACTCCACTACTGTGAATTTTGCCGTAATCGTCGGCTCATCGAGCCGAGCAACAGGTGTGAACGATAGAGCGATGCCCTCGCCCTCGTAGGTCTTGGACGTGTCGACGCTTAGGAGCTTAGCGTCCAGCTCATCCTTGCGCTTGGTCAGTTCAGCGAGCTGTGCTGTCACCTCGCGGCGCTCTTTGGCGAGCTTGGTGATGGTCGCGGTGCTCAGTTTGCGTACTGCCATGGTAGATCTCCTTTACAGATTGTCGTCGTGTTCGTCGGGCCAGTCATCGGGGTCTTGCCCGTTGTTCCACCCCATTAGCTGTCCGCGCATCATGACTTGTACAGGCTTGAGTGAAGCGTGACTGTGGCGAACCACTGGTAGTAGTGCCCGATGACTGTTACCTCAGCCGAGAAACGCCGGGTGGTTGCGATGGTCGGCGTGAACCCCCTGTCGCGCCAATCTTGCATCAGCTTGAACACCACGTCAGCAATGTTGACGGCGAGACGGGGCGACCAGACCTGTCGGTAGATTCGACGGGGGCTCAGCAGCTCTTTGTTTGAGAGCGTAATTCTTGTAGCCCAATCGATGTCGACTGTTGCTGTCAGCGTAGCGAATTTCTCACGTTGCTCGTAGTTTCGGATGATGCTCATGTCAGTGCCCTTTCGGTCGGTAGCCGGTTCGAGACTCACCCAAGAGACTGTTGTGCGCTCGCATGAACGTTGTGAACGACTTGTCTGCCAGCCGGGCCTGAGCCTCTCGCGTGGCATCGTCCATCCGAGCTGAGCGCTCCTGGGCAACGGTGGAACGGGTAGTGGAACGTGCGTGCGACATGTCATTGCTCCCTTAGTGTGAGGTTGTATTTTTCGGCACATTCTTTACAGGTGGGCACAAGGCCCAGGATCGGATGAGAGACATGGGAGTCCGCGATGCGTGTGCACAGTGAGAACCACTGGCAGTAGGCCACGGGAACAGGCATCAGACGGCCACGCTCTCAAGCTGAGGTGCGCGTGAGCGGTCGTTTGCATAGCCGTCCCAAGCACCTTCACCCCAGTAGCGTGAGCGCCACGTGAGCCACGTGACGGCCTGTAGCTGGCATGCGGTGATCTCGATGCCGCGCTTTCGCAGTCGTGTCGCTGCGCCGCGGTAGTTCTCTGCCGTGACGAATGAGCGGCGCGGTGTGAGCGACAGGTGTGCGCCTCGTGTGTTGCTTGCGAGATCGTAGGCATGCCTGTCTACGACGACCTGCTCTGTCGCACCGCCCGACAGAATCGCGCTGTAGAACGCACGTACCTTGGGCCCGCCGAGAATGTCGAGAGGATCGGTGCCGGGGTTGCGCTGAATCATGAGCGCCTTACCGAGGGATGCACCGAGCCCGTGCCGGGAGGTGTCTCCGCCTGCAACGAGGTCAGCCCACTGGAGATTGAATCCCCAGGAGGTTTGAGGCGACAGAGCGGCGATAATACCCGCGGCCTGTTCTATGTGGAGGCAGTGGTTCGAGGCGATCCAGAGTGCTTCCAGGTGTGCAGTGGAGTACCAGCTCATGCCCGATGCGATGTGCTCCTCCGATGCGGTGTCGTAGACCGCGAGAATCCGTCGTGTTTGGGTGACGTACATCAGGGCTCCAATCTAGGGTACTGATCTGGTGTCGGTAAGACTCTAGGGTACTTTTTCCAAGTTTGTCAAGTTCGATGTCTGGGAAATGTCTAAGTTGACTAAGTTCAGGAAAAAAATGCCTGATCAGACACAAGTTTACAAACTTGGAATTTGGGGGGTTACTATCTCGGTGTTATGCTAGCCCATGCGGGCGTAGCAATAACACCTCGATAGATTGAACGATAGATCGAACTAGGTAGGGCGACAGGTTCAGAATCCCTTGATTCTGAGCCTTTTTTGTTGATTGGGGGAGAGTTTGATCGGCGGACGGTCCCCCTGGCGGGGGTCCGCCGCCCAAAGCGGTATTGCGTGGACTTGACAAGTACGGTAGGCTTGCGTAGCACCGCGACGCGAAGCAAGCCTACCTAGTCCAAGACGGTCACAAGGGTGTGATGACTTCGGACTTGCCAATGGTGAGGGCAATCGCATCCTGCTCGTAGAACGCGGCAATGATGCGTAGCTGCCCGCGTACGATTTCAGGTGGTACTGGATAGTTGGACAACAAGGTGATCTTTGCCGACTCCTCTTCGATGCCCTGCCAGGAACCTGTGGCGTAGTGAACCTTAAGGAGGTCATCGTCCTCGGTTGTGTGGTAGTCCAACGAGGCCCTGACATATTCGACAAACCTGCTCCAGCGGGCATCGGGCATAGGCGAGTCGCCTACGTTGCGACCGATTGTGACTGAGGTGACGTACGTACGTTGGGTGGGTTGGTTACCTAAGACACGTTGGGTGAGACTCACGGCACTTACCTCTCGATTGTAGCTATGTGACTAGGTCACAATGGAATTGTTCCCAGCCTTTACAGATAGGGTACTTAGCCTGTAAAGGCTTGTTGCTGAGGTATAGACAATCACGCTGTAAAGGGCAGCGCGGAAAGTCCATTTGATTCCTTTCCATGCGCGTAGACCTCCCCGAAGGGAGGCCCTGGCGCGAGGGTCACATCGCGACGTAGATCTCGTACTCACCCTCCATCTTCGAAGCGAAGGTACGCACAACACGCAACCCCGTGAGGCAGAACTCATTGGCCTCTTCGTCGAACCCGACACCGATGCGATCGAACGACTGAGCATCGTACAGGTCACTGCGATTGAGCAGCAGAGCGTCATATGCGACCTCGAACCCGCTGTCCTCCTTGATGGGCTCAGCTATCCACACACGGGCGCTGCCAACCCATGAGGGAATGAGGCGGTACGCACCGCTGGGGTCGCTGCCCTCTTCGCTGCAATGGATGATGGCATCCAGGATCTGAGCTGCATTCACGTACGACATGGTGTCTCCTCTGCTTCGTCTCACCCGAGTGGCTCGACCTGTAAAGAGTTTCGATGTTGTAAAGAAATTGGGAGCGATACTCCATTTGAGTACTCCTTCCCCCGTATTGCTCTAAAGCCCTGCTACCCTAAACTTGCCCCAGGGCTGAACCTTGCATAGCCCGTAGAGTCCTGATACCCTAAGGCTAACTACCCTAGATTGGAGTCCATCATGGCCCTGACAAGTCGCACAGATCCGGTTGACCCTAGAGAGCCCGCAACGGAGATCTCCAGGCGCTTCGGCCTCGCACAGGACAGCAAGCCCAATCAGCAGCAGCTCGACTTCCAGAAAGAAGTACGGTTGGCCATTGCGTTCCTTGCCCAAGACATCAACGCACTCGTCGAGGACTCCCGCGAGAAGTCGCTAGCCCTCACACACTTGGAAGAGGCACTGCTGTGGACTGGGAAGGCGATCTTCCGGTGAAAGAGATTCCCCCGGGCCTCTGGACAGCCTGGTCTCAGATGACGCCCGGAGAGCGACGCCTCGTACGCTTCCTCGCCTGGGTGACCAAAATCCTGCACCTCCGCGTGTAGACAAGACCCTGTCGGTACCCTAGAATAGGTACTGCCTGAAGATTTCAGTGCCCCAACGATTGGAGCCTCCCATGAGCACACCCATCACGACCCCGAGCACCCGACGACGCCGCACCTGGGTCATCTGGCTCGCCGCATTCCTGTCGGCGGTGCTGATCGCGATGCTGGCCATCACCATCACGCCGCCGAAGACCCCGGAGAACGTCTCCTACGCGGGGGCGTTCACCACAATCGCAAACGGCACGATGCCCGCCCAGAACCGGCCCATCTTCGCCCTGCGCGACAACAACTACGTCGTCCAGCTCAATGGCGGACAGTCTGTCCAGGGAGCAAAGGCCGTTCTGGTCGCATACGGAACCTGCGTGCGCATCAACAACGGCGGAGAGATCTGCCAGTGGAACAGCAGCGAGGGGCGCAAGTACGTCGGAGTCGGCAACGGCACCTACGTGGTGGTTCGAACACGATGAACCCTCGGGACCGCCTTGCACTGGCAGTGGCTCGCCATCTGCCGCTTCGAGTGCGATACTGGGCCACTGTCAACATGATCGGTCTGGCGACGATGAAGCCCAATGAGAACCCGGTGACGACAGTTGGCGCGTTGCTGGAGCTTCTACCTCACCCCGACCGTATGACCGGACGTGGTACGGTATAGACCGCATCGACAAGTGCACACTGTAGGCCCCTCAGGTTGACTCCTTACCTGAGGGGCCTCTTGCATGTATGCTTGACCTGTGCTACCCTAGTAACTACCCTAACTTGGAGGACCCATGACCGCCGTACCCACAGGACAGACCAAGAGCGCCGATGTGAACTCGGACGCCATCGTCAACGCCGCGGAGCCCAAGCCGAGAGCACCACGTACTGTGAAGCCCAAGAGCTTCGCCTCGTCCGAGGGTGCTGTGTTCGTTGCCGCCCCTCTGCCCCCGACACCTGGAGAGCCCACGCCGGAGGGAGTGGTCGAATACACCACGCCTGACATCGAGAACACAGAGGTCAAGCCTGTCGTCAAGCGCAAGCCGCTGAAAGCTGACCCGCTCCTGAGCCTCACCGACCATACCAAGCTGCCTGTATCCGTATCTGTCGGGTCCACGATTATCTCCGTGGACTCGTATGCAGGCAACGCCGTGCTCTCCCTGTCGCTCGTCGGGTGGGTGGGAGACCCCGAGTTCAAGATCCTCGCCCAGGACGCTGGAGAGATCGAGCAGGCTCTCGCGGAGCTTCGCGAGCTGCTCAAGTAAGACTAGGGGGGAGTCGAATCGACTCCCCCCTATACCCCTCACAACAAAAAGGATAACATCATGACTGACATCCGCAACCTCATCGAGAACCATCTTCCACTGGTCGTCGACCCGCTCCCCAACGGCTACGTCGCCATCAAGTTCGACGATCTCCAGCAGCTCTCTGAGCTTGCTCACGAGACCGTGCATCCGACATACAAGGGAAACCCCGAAAAGCCGGTAGCGGGAGCTGAGGGACCTGAAGATGACGAGACCTACAACCCGGACATCGAGATCGGCTACAACCAGGAGACGCTGGCCTCGCTTCGGACGACAGCTATCCACTACGCGACAGCCATTGCCACCACGGAGATCCAGGCATCCCACGGTCTCGACTCGAAGATGCCTGACGTAATCGGGCTGGCTGAGGCGGTCTACAACTTCCTCAAGGACTGACGTGACTTCCCCAGCCCTGCTGTGGCGGATCATGACGGACCCAATCCCCACTGGGAGGCCCATCCAGGAGATCTGCCAAGGGAGTCTGTTCTGCCAGTGCCGCCCATCCTCATCCCCACTCCCCAAGCGGGTGGTGGGCGGCACCTGGCTCTCCAAATATAAGAAGGGCGACACGTCACGCGAGGCCCGAGCAGCGAACGCCACTTACATGCGGGAATACAGGAAGAGAAAAGGCTATGGAGCTTCGTGAAGCCAACGGTCTCTTCGGAGTCGTGTTCACCTCAGAGGATCACCTCGACGTACGGCTATGGGTTCAGGATCGAGCCGAGCAGGCCGAGATCGTTGCCACACCGACCCGTCTCTACCTCCCTGTCGGTCTGTCGGGAATGGCACAGGTCGACCAAGACGACGTGATCTGGTGGGATTCCGAGGGGGGGCCGAACGCCTTCTCTATCGAGCGCTTTCTTTGACAACGTGATACCCTAGAGCCATGAGTGTGAATCCAGTTGAGTTCATGATTGCCAAGACGGGCCTCAGCCGGGCAGAGTTCGCCGCAATCCACGGGTTCGGGAAGAACATCCTCATCCGGATCACTCAAGGCCGTCTCCAGTCGGTCACTCCCCGAATCGCAGCAGCGCTCTGGAAGGAGTGGCAGACTCGTGGGCTCGACCAGGACGACTTCGATGCCGAGTACCAGACCCTCGATGTGAACAGCGCCTACCAGCGCTGGGTCAGCAATCAGAGACTTCTGAACCGAGTGAAGCTGCCTCGTGCTGTAAAGGATGATCCTCGAATCACCCCGTTCGCTCGACTTGTACAGGCGATTGGCTCCGTCTCCAAGACAGCTCAGACACTTGTGGTAGCCGATGTGGTCGTGCAGCGGTATGCAGATGGGCGACAGCGGAGCATGCCCGATGCGATCCGCACAGCCCTGATCGAGATGGGCTACTCTCACCTCGAAGACCTCGACACAGCACAGCAGAGGTGGCACAAAGCAAATGCCTGACCGGGAGATCGAGACTCAGGGACGCGAACTCGTCATCACGACAGATGGCCGGGTACGCCGATCTTCTGTGCCTGACAGTTTCAGCCCCTCGATATTCCGTCACATCGTAGCAGCCGTGGATGTCCTTTACAGGCGCAATGGCATCATGCCTACTGTGGGCCAGGTCATGAACGAGTGGGCTGGATTCAACAAGTCGACGGTGGCCAAGGCCTTCGCCACACCTGAATTCAAAGAGGCCCTCAGCCATCGGGGCATTGAGGTCGACAGCAAGGCCGGTCTGACGCCTGAGCAGCTCTACGCTCTCGTGATCCTCCAGGACCCGACAGACCGCCGCACGACCAAGACCAAGCTCGAAGCAGTCGGCATACCTGTTGCAAAGTACCGTGCCTGGATGAGGAATCCGATCTTCGCAGGGGCTATGACCAGCCAGGCGGAGCAGAACCTCGGGGACGCTGTCCAGATGGCACTCAACAAGCTCGTCGGCAACGCAGAAGCCGGTGACCAGCGGGCAATAGAGAAGATTCTTGAGATCTCGGGGCGATACAACCCGCAGGAGCGAGAGGTGCAGAACGCCAAAACTGTCGTGCTCACCTTCATGGAAGTGATCCAGTCTGAGATCCAGGACAAAGAACTCCTTCGCCGCATCATGGACAGCGTCCAGGGTAAGATGCAAGCAATCACGATTGTCAATAGCTTGAAGGAGCTGTAAATGTCTGATCTTACGGCGTTCCTGAGCCTGTTTAAGCCGGGTGGTGGTTCGACGGGGCTTATCGTCCCTGACGAGGTTGTCGACATCGACCGGATCAACGCGAACATGGATCTGATCGACAACTACGCCGCTGGCTGGGGACAGGCCGCGAACAGGAACAAGCAGTACTGGGGCCCAGCAGCCTCTCTTGCCCCAACGACGGGCATGAAACGAGGAGACACCTATCAGGAGTCGGACGGCAATTTCGTGCTCTGGAAGTACGACGGTGCCAACTGGGTAACGAATGAGATGGGTCTGACTCTTATTCGCCCTACCTCTGTCGTGAATGGGGCCATCAACGCAGATGGCTCGGTAACTCCTACTACAGGCCAGGCGTCTTGTTCTCTCAACAACATCTTCTCTTCGCGCTACCGCGAGTACGTCGTGCGCTATGACGTGAGGCTCAATACCGCAGCTACAGCGGCCTTCCGGCTCAGAGCAGCAGCAGTAGATCTATCCAGCGCTTCCTACGCATTGGAGATGATCACAGCAGCCGGAGCATCCGCACCGGCTACAAGCAGCACCACAGGCACAGACATCTCCTTGATGGGGGCAGCATCCGCACACGTTGCTGGGAGCGTGGAGTTCTGCGCCCCCGCGCTTGCAGGGTCTGTAAAGAGAGGGGCATATCAGTCCGGATCAGCCCTTCTCTTTCATCGAACTGCCAATTGGCAGGGCTCGGGCATCGATGCCAACGTGTATGACGGTCTGACTCTCGTGGCGGCGGGAGCTACATTCATCGCCACAGGCGCTCCGTTTATCAAGGTGTATGGGCTTGCATGATGGCTAGGTATCCCAACGGAAGGGTTCCCCTTAGTGCCTTGACCAAGCTCGTAGGTAGTGGTGGCAACAACCACTACCTCCCGGCCTCGACAGCCGCTCGCTGGTACGCACTTCAGCGTAGGGCGAAGCAGGAGACCGGAAAGACTTTGCAGATCTGGTCCGGGTGGGATGCCTATCGACCGTATGAGGCTCAAGAAGCTGCCAGACGTGCCGCCTGTCGGCAGGGTAACTGCTTGGCCGCAGCGGAGCCGGGGACTTCCCCTCACGGGCTGGAGTTCCGGGGGCTGAACGCTGCTGCAATGGACGTGGGCAACTGGTCTGAGGTCTACAATGGCAACCGTGTAGCATTTTTCGCGGCGGCTAGGTCAGTCGGGCTCACCCCGGGATTCGTCGGGCCTAACCGGAACGGCTACGGGCCCAAGGTGCCAGATGAGCCGTGGCACCTTTTTGACTTCAATGACATCTGGGGGGCCGTCCCAGCTTTTGACGGCGCTTCACCATTCGAGGAGGAAGACATGACACCTGAACAGGACACTCGTCTGAAGAACATCGAGAGCATCCTCGGTGGTCTGCAAAACGCCGTCAACGACCCGAAGATCGGCATTCTCGGGGCTGCTAACGGAGCACGAGACAAGGCCTCCGATGCGAATCGGAACGCAGAGAACGCGGCAAACATCGCATCCGAGGTGCGCAACTGGATCACAGACCCCAATCACGGAGTTCTCGCCGCCATCAGCCAGATCAAGGTCGGGGGCGTCGACAGTGCAACGTTCTCTGAAGCAGAGATCAACCGAATCGCTCAGGTGGTTCGAGATCTGTTCCGCACCGATCCCCTCAAGTAAGGACACTGCCATGACCAACTTTCCCGCTGCTACGCCCAACGTTCGCATCGAGAGCCCCAAGGCTCGGAAAATCATCGGCAACGTGTTCGGCTGGGCCACACTCAGCCTGCTTGCGGTAGGCATCGTGGATGCTCCGATTGAGCAGCTCGATCTCGCGTGGTTCACCGTCCCGGCGACCACAATCGTTGCAGGGTTGTTCTCGCTGTACCAGCTCACGATCACGTCTCCCAACGTCCCGACGCTCTGATGGCCACAGGTGATGGGGTCGATCTGACAGCCAAAGATCGACCCCCTACAGCGGAGGAAGTGGAGAAGCTCCACACCAACGCAGACACGGACACGCGCAAGGAGTCCGTACACCACACGATTGGCGTCGGAGAGTCCCAGGCCTCAGCTGGTAACCATTCTCACCGAGGAGGAGACTCTGTGCAGCTCCTTGGAGGTGTGACGATTACCGGAAGCCGGGCAACGGATGCTTGGCGGCTCTCTGTCGAGCAGGCTCTCGTTGCTTTGGGCGCTACTAGCTCCAGTACTCCCTAGGATGGGGTTATGGCTCGCAAGCCGTCTGTAAAGAACAACCCCACTGGGCTCATGGAGCTTATGGAGTTTGCGATAGGGGAACTCGACAGCGCAATCACGCGCCCGAATATCCTGAGCTATAAGCCCTACCCCGGACAACTCGCATTCCACTCCTGCCAGCTCACAGGTCGGTACACGAGCGGCGGAAACCGAGCGGGAAAAACCACATCTGAGATCATAGATTTGATCTGGACTGCAACGAATACGCACCCGTACCGCCCTCGTCCTGAGCGGTGGGGTAGCGGAGCCATCCGAATCCGCTGTGTCGTCGTCGACATCGACAAGGGCGTGCACGGCATCGTTCTGCCTGAGCTGAAGCGCTGGTGCTCAACCTCAATGCTTATCAATGGCAACTTTGAAGACTCCTGGAACAACACCACACTGACCTTTACATTCTCGAACGGCACTACGGCTCAGTTCACTACCCACGGGATGGAGCTGGACAAGCACGGTGGTGTGGCATTGCATGCGGTCTACTTTGATGAGATCCCACCACTCTCTGTATTCAACGAGAACATGATGCGTCTCGTTGACTACGACGGCTTTTGGGTCCTGGCCGCTACCTCTGTCGAAGGAACCGGCTGGACGTACGAGATCCTCTGGGAGCCGGTGGTCGAGGGCAAGATCGACTACATCGGTATCTTTGAACTCAGCCAACGGGACAACCCGCACCTTCAGACCGAGATCGAGGGTCGAGGCAAGTTCTACATCGGAATGGATGAGGCAGAGCGGAAAGTTCGTGAAGAGGGCGCGTTCGTGCCACGTGCTGGTCGAGTCTTCCCTGCCTGGAACGTGCACGAGCACGTCCTGGACGAGCATTTCATGCCTAACAGCCACTGGAAGATCTACACTAGTACGGACTTCGGCTGGGCTAATCCGACAGCCTGGCTCTGGCACGCCGTGCACCCGGATGGTCGAATCTACACTTTCGCTGAGCACTACAAAAGTGAGATGACTGTTGCTCAGCATGCCGAGATTGTCCTAGCCAAAGAGGTGTTCATGCAGCTCGACAGTCAGAGCATCGTCCGAGTTGGTGACCCGAACAACGGTAACGCTCGTGTCGTTAACGGCATCAGCTATGTCTCCGAATACGCGAAGCACGGCGTCTACATTGGTATTGAGAACATCCCCCGGGACGTGGAGACCGGCGTTATCCGGATGCAGGGATATATTCGTGTGGAACGCCTCAACGGCTGGGGGAAGAACAAGCCCCGGTGGATGATCTCACCCAAATGCGAAAACCTCATTCGCGAGATGAAGAAGCTTCGTAGGGCTAGCTTCGAAAGCCCCAAGAAGGCGTTCGACACGAACAAGCAGGAAGGTGTGCACAAGAAGGACGACCACGCCTTCGACAGCAGCCGGTACTTCTTCACACTTATGCCCGAGCTTGCTCCCTCTGTCGACGAGGTCATTGAGAATTATGCTGTAAAGGGCATCACTCTCAACTACGAGCAAACGATGGCTTTGCTCCGGGCAGATGATAGGGTAGCATTCGTAGACGACGAAGATCGGGACCCTTGGCGGACTGAACTCGTTTCAGAATGGGAAGAGGTGTGACCATGGGCCGAGGCGACTACAAGATCGTGACCAACCCTGAGCGCAGCCCTGCTGTGGATTTCCTCACGCGGAGTGGTCAGGGTCCGTTCATCGACACAGGCGTAGATGTGCTTCTTCGCTCCCAGCCGGGCAATCCGGTCATCACCGAGCGGGTCTACCTTTCAGTCTCAACCATCCGGCAGCTCGCCCAGCTCGCGGGAATTTCTGGGGCGGTGCAACATGATCCTGTTCGGGATGCTGCGCTCATTGCTCATGGTAAGATCGAAGCTGTAAAGGAACATCTCGATGGAGATTCTGCTTACGTGTTTGGCGCTCTTGTTGCTCTGCTCCATGACGCTGAACTTCTGGCAGAGCTGGCAGGCACAGAGGTCGGCTGACTCCACCACGGAGTCGCTCAAGCCGATCCTCCTAGAGCAGCTTCGGCTCGTTGACAAGGCGACTACAATCGCGGCCTCCCATGACGTAATGGCCTACCAAGGCATTCAGGCAATGGAACATGCCGTGGTCGGCTACGATGGGGACACGTACGACCCATCCGACGAGGCTGAGTTTCGTCGGGAAGCAGCCAAGCTTGGTCTGAATGCAGAGGAGATCACCAGTGAGCAAAGAGAACAGCTCCAGAGTATCTTCGAGTGACGCCCCGAGCCCAGAGTCTGACTCCCTTCCTGGACTGGAGCCTGCATCGTCCCCTGACCCTCGAATCGATGTGAAGGCCTACCGTCAGACGGACGAGGGAAAGGCCCTTGTTGCCTGGGCTGGTGAGGAGTTCAACCGTTGCAAGACGGCCAAACTCCCCAAGCAGCGTCAGTGGTACATCAACCTCGCAATGACTTTTGGCCAGCAGTGGCTCGAAGTAGCCACTGGAGTTAATCCATCCCTCAACGGAAAGCTCACCGTCCAGCAGGCCCCTCGGCACATTCGTCGGAAGACCATTAATCGGATCGGCTCGTACGTTCGCACCGAAGTCTCCAAATTCCTGTCGACTCTTCCCAATATCGTCTCCGTCCCATCCACAGCAGAGGATGAGGACGTTCGGGCTGCATTTGCGGCAGAGCAGGCGTGGATGCACTACTCCGAAACCAAGAAGTTCCGCCGCCAGTACACCGGAGCCATCTGGTGGTCTGTTCTCACCGGCAATGGCTTCATCAAGACCTGGTGGGACCAGGCGCAGAAGGTCGATATGCCGGGTGGCGGAGTCGACTTTGGCGACATCGAGTATCGCAAAGTCACTCCGTTCCACATCTTCGTTCCGGAGCTTCGCGAGCGCGAGGTGGAGGACCAGCCCTACATCATCGAGGCCCGCGTGCGGCCTCTGGCATGGGTGAAGTCGTTCTACAGCGAGCAGCTCAAGGATGCCAAGCTGTCTCCCTCTACAAATGCGGCCAATACCATCATGGACGAGGGCTATCTCGGGCTTCAGAAGAGCGCAGGGACGCTCGACAGCGTGGTCGTGTACGAGTTCTGGGTCAAGCCAGGAACTACCAAGCTTCTTCCTGACGGCGGCTTCTTCGTCATGGTTGAGGACGTGCTCGTGGACTTCTATGAGGGCCTCCCGTATACCCACGGAGAGTATCCCTACACGAAGTTCGAGCACCTTTACAACGACACCTTCTGGGCTGACACACCACTTCGAGACTTGATCCCGCTCCAGAAGGAGTACAACGAGGTCCGTACGGACATCGGTGTTGCGGCCCGGCGCATGGGTAACCCGCAGCTCCTCGCAGCTCAGAATTCGATTGTTCCCGGCAAGCTCACCAACGAGCCCGGTTCAGTGATTCTTTACAGGCCGGGTCTTCCGGCTCCAACCCCCCTTCCCCTGACCCAGCTCCCGCAGTATGTCATCGAGCAGCAGGATCGCATCATTCAGGACTTCGAGGACATCTCAGGGCAGCACGACGTATCCAAGGGCCAGGCCCCTGCAGGCGTCACCGCTGGCACCGCCCTCCAGTACCTCGGAGAGCGTGACGACAACTTCTTGACCCCGCAGTATCAAGGTATCGAGGACGCTGTGGAGCGGATCGCAAAGCAGACCCTCCTTCTCTTCCAGCAGTTCGTAGACATCCAACGGAAGATCAAGGTCATCGGTCTCGATGGCGCGTTCGATACTCTGCTTCTGTCGGGAGCGGACATCCAGAACGGCACTGACGTTCGTGTTGAGCCAGGCACTGCGATTGGTCAGTCTCAGGCGTCCAAACAGGCTCAGGTCTTCGATCTTGTCTCCCTTGGCATAATCATGCCCGACCAGGCGCTTAAGCTGCTGGAGATCGGTGGCCCGCAGAAGGTGCTTGACATCATCAATGCAGCAGAGCGCAAGGCTCAGCGAGAGAACATGAAGATGAAGAGCTTCAAGGACCACCCAGAGGTCATCGAGTCGGCCAACGCGGAATTCACAAAGAAGGCCGCAATGGAGGTCGGCCCGGAGATGGTCGCTTCCGGAATGGCTCTCGAAGAGGTCGCACAACTAATCCAGCAGAACCTCCCCCCTGTCGTTGCTGTGGATGATTTTGACATTCATGAGGTGCATATCGAGACGCACAACCGATTCCGCATGAGTCAGGAGTACGAGACTCTCCCGGACGAGGTCAAGGATCAGTTCGAGAAGCATGTCGCCTGGCACCAGCAGATGGGCGGCGCTCAGATGCAACAGGCACTACTGTCGCAGATGCCGCCCGACGTGGCTGGCGGGGGAGAGGAAGAGCAGACGATGCAGCCGCCGTCTGGTAGCATGGCCCCCGTAGAGGATCCTGGGCCTGGCCCAGCCGCCCAGTAGGAGGCCATCATGGCAAACTTCGACATCTTCAGTGACACGACGCCAAAGAATCTCGTAAAGCGTCCAGCAGGGCCGACGATTGCGGCTCTTCGCACGGCGCTCAGTACGTACAGCGCGTCCACGTACACGACTGCTGCACTTAACGCTATGGCCAAGAACGACATGGTTTACGCCGCGACAGTCTACGGCCTCACAGTCGCCGGAATGCCGTAACGCCTCGTTGTCGCCCCGCCTTCCTGGATTTGCCGCCCCCTGGACTTGCCCTCCAGGGGGCCTTTGTGTTGCACTGTAAATGCTTTAGGGTGTGATACTCTTCCTGCAAGGAACCAGCCAGGGCCTCTGAGAGAGGTACAGCGGAAAAGGATGAACGATGCCCGGCGATATCGACAGCCAGGAGTCAACCGAACTCACTGAGAGTCCTGAACTCACAGTTGAGCAAACGGAAGACCACAGCACGGACCAGGTTGAAGCTAATCCCTTCTGGGGAGAGGTGGAGAAGCAGGTCGGACCGAACGTCTACAAGCTCATCCAGCCCCATCTCGCAAAGGCAGACACCGCCGCACGTCAGCGTGTGGAGGCAGTCAACCAGAGCTACGCCCCGTGGAAGGCTTTCGCGGACCAGGGCATCGAGCCCGCTCACGTCCAACAGGCCCTCGGGGTGGTGCAGCAGCTCAACACGTCGCCGGAACAGGTGTTCGAGTCTCTCCGCTCCTTCCTGGAGCGCGAAGGCCGTCTCCCCTCGACGACCGAGCTGAAGCAGGAGGTCATCGAAGATGAGCAGGGGGATCCAGATCCTCACGATGCTCAGCTCAAGGCCCTCCAGGAACAGCAGCAGGCCATCATGCAGTTCTTCCAGAACCAGCAGATTGCGTCCCAGAATCAGGCAGCCGCTCGTGAAGCGGACACCTGGCTGGAGACAGAGGTGGGCAAGCTCCAGGACCCGAAGCTCGGATACGACCAGGCGGACATCAAGGAAATTGTCCGCATCGCCGCATTCCAAGCCCAGAGCACTGGACGCGAGCCGAAAGACCTTTCTGCCGCCGCAGCTCAGTTCAATGCCATGCGAGACCGCATCCGCACCGCACCACGGCCCGGACAGCTTGCTCCCCGACTTCCCTCGGGGCCCGGTGGAGGCACTCCACAGCAAACAGTCAACCAGGCCTCTATGACCCGTGAGCAGCGCATCGAGCTTGCCACACAGGTCATGCAGTCCCGCCGACAGGCATAATCTCTCAAGGAAGGCAGTCCAATGGGCTCCACTCTCGCGTCCATCGACGCAACTCTCAAGGAAGTCTACGAGGATGACGTACAGCGTCAGCTTCAGGACGAGATCGTCGCACTGAAGCGCATCGAGCGCTCCTCGGACGGCGTCTCCGACGAGACCAACGGCAAGTACGTGACCTTTGCGGCTCACGTTCGCCGCAACGGTGGTCTCGGCTCTCGGAACGAGTCCGAAGCGCTCCCCAACGCAGGCCAGCAGGGCTACGCCAACGCTCGGCTTGCCCTCAAGAGCGACTATCTCGGCATCGAACTCACCGGCCACTCCATCGACATGTCGGACTCGAAGCCGAAGGCCTTCGCGAAGTCTCTCGACGAGGAGATGGAACGAGGTCGTACCGACTTCAAGAAGGACCTCAACCGTCAGATCTACGGCAACGGTACGGGCGCGATTACGACCGTCCGCACCACGGCGGGCCCGGCCAACATCCTCCCTGTCGTCGACGCTCGCCTCTTCTGGGTTGGGTCGCACGTGGTGGACATCGTCACAGCCCCGTCGACTGTTGCTGTCTCGGCTCGTACGGTCACTGCCCGCGACCTGACTCCGGGTGCGAACACGATCACGCTCTCGGGCGCGGCGTTCTCGTGGACCACGGGTCAGTACGTGGTCATCACCGGATCGGTCAACCGCGAGATCACCGGGCTCGGCCTGATCATCTCTGCTACTGGTGTCCTTTACAACATCAACCCCGCCACTGAACCTGAGTGGACTTCTGAGGTCGACTCGAACGGTGGCACACCTCGGGCTCTGTCGGAGGCACTTATGCTCCGACTGGTGGACCGCGTTCGAGGTCGTGGCGGCAATACCACGGCCATCCTGACCGACGACGGCTCGTTCCGGGCATACTGGGCGCTCCTGTCTCAGCTTCGTGGATTCACCAACACCACGAAGTTCGATGGCGGCTACACGGGCCTGTCCTTCCACGCGGGCGACACCGAGATCCCGGTTGTGTCGGACTTCGACGCTCCGCTGGGTGTGATGAACTTCATCAACGAGGGGGACATCACGCTCTACCGCGACGAAGGCATTCACTGGCTGGACCGGGACAACTCGATCCTGAAGCAGAAGGTCGACGCATCTGGTCGGTACGACGTGTGGCAGGCTCACATGCTGGAGCGCCACGAACTCGGCATTCACCGCCGCAACACACACGCCAAGCTCTCAGACATCATCGCTGGCTAATCTTCAGTAGGAGATGGCAAACTCGGAGGGGGTGAGGTTAGCCTCGCCCCCTTCTTGTCTGTAAAGGAAGTTGTGTCATGTCTACAGGAGCTACCACCGTGGTGAAGAAGCGTCAACTGCGTACAGGGCTACTCACCATACTTTCTGTCAGCGGTACGATTGTTGGGGTCCTTTTTCTTTCTGCCGTCGATAACCCTGATGGCACTCCGTGGCTGGAGTCCACAATTATTGGCCAAACGCTGGTGACGCTAGGCGTCGTTGCCTCTGCGATCCTCCCCTCACTGCTCGGGGCGCGGAAGGATGCCGCCGTTACTCGTGATCAGCTCGAAAACGCCCATGTCGATGCCCCGGGACGAGTCTCCAACGTCCGCGATGACCTCGACGGCAAGCACGAGCGCACTGTCGACATCTTGGCAGCCATTGACAAGAAGATCGACCGTAGGTTTGATACTGTCGCATCAGATGTTAGAGGCATTCGTCGAGACATCGGGAGGCTCTGGGACAAGGCCGAGAGCAACAGCGGGCGCATCCTAGACCTGGAGCAGACCCAGGACCCCACGCGGAAGGACTGAGCAATGGCCTCGCTGGCTGATCTTGAGTTCGCCTACCTGGGGAGCCTGGGTGCTGCTGGAACCCTCAACGACCGCCGCCGAGCGATCTACGGGGCCAACCAACATGCTTACTTCGGAGCCCTCTCGGGCTTGACCCCTACGCGCCTTTACAGCCTAAACGACCATAAGCTGGCCTATTACCGCACTCAGTCAGGTCTGGCCATCGGCAGCCTTGCAGACTGTCAGCGCGAGTTCTGGGCTCCATAGGAGGCCATCATGGCAAACTTCGACATCTTCAGTGACACGACGCCAAAGAATCTCGTAAAGCGTCCAGCAGGGCCGACGATTGCGGCTCTTCGCACGGCGCTCAGTACGTACAGCGCGTCCACGTACACGACTGCTGCACTTAACGCTATGGCCAAGAACGACATGGT